ATCTGGACGATGAAGAATGAGCGAACTAGATATTATCGAACTGCCTCAACTACATAAAAATCAAATAAAAGTTATTCAAGATCCATGTAGATTTAAAGTAATTGTAGCCGGAAGAAGATTTGGTAAGACTAGGCTATCAATTTTATATAGTATTAAGACAGCTATGAACGGCGGCAGAGTTTGGTTTATAGCTCCTACTTACAATATGACTCAAGATTCTTACAGAGAATTTAAACACTTTGCTAACCAGATCCCTAATACCAATATAAGAGAAGTTGAAAAAAGAATTGAGTTTAGTAGTGGCGGATTTATTCAATGTAAATCTGGGGACAATCCGGATAGGCTCAGAGGTGCAGGGCTTGACTTAGTTATTCTTGATGAGGTAGCCTTTATGAAAAAAGACGTTTGGGAAGTAATAAGGCCAACTCTAACTGATAGACAGGGCGAGGCAATATTTATATCAACTCCAAATGGAATGGGCACTTGGTTTCACGAACTCACAATGAAAGCTGAAACTTTAAATAATTGGGCAGTTTTTAGATTTACCAGTTTTGATAATCCATATATAGCAAAAGAAGAAATAGAGGGAGCAAGAGAAGAGCTTGGATCATTAGTATTTAGTCAAGAATATTTAGCAGAGTTTACAGAGTTTGGGGCAATCTTTAGAAGTGAATGGGCAAGATTCTATGACACTACTGAAAGAATAGAATACGACGACAACGGAAATAACATAGTTAATACTTATTATCAATTAGATGATGAGGAAGTAGTTTTATCTGAGTGTAGAAAATATTGTACAGTTGACTTAGCAGCTAGCACTAAGACTACAGCTGATTACACGGTCATAGTTACAGTTGCGGTAACACCAAAAAATAATTTTATTGTATTAGATTTGTTAAGGCGAAGAGTTGAAGCTCCGGACATTATCCCTATAATGAAAGACATAAATGATAGAGAAATGCCGGAAGCATTCTATATTGAAAAAACTGGATTCCAACTTTCAATGGTTCAAATCGCTAGACGTGAGGGCTTACCAGTTAAAGAGTTGAGAGCTGATAGAGATAAAGTGTCAAGAGCTTTGCCTTTAGCTGCTCGAATGGAATCTGGGAAAGTGTGGTTCAACGAGCAAAGTTTGTGGTATGCTGATTTACAAAGAGAATTGTTGACGTTTCCTGTAGGGGAGCACGACGACCAAGTTGACGCACTTGCATATGCAGTTTTGTTAGTTCAAAACAAGAGAGATTTTACGGCATACTGATTTGCTTGGTAGCTGGATTCCAATTTATTGGGTGCGTCTAATTCAGCTGTCGAGCATAGAGAGGATAACATGGCTGAAAGAAGAAAATTAAGTGACATAATTTTTAATAGGCAAGAAGAAAAAGGGGTCAACTTCTTTAGAGATGACGACAGTTTATATAGTAATCAAAACTTCATTCAAGGTTGGAACAATAGATCTGGAGCTTGGGACGTATCAACTATGGGCAACGGAGCTAGTAACAGCGCAGTTACAGCTTGTCTTAATGTTTTAGGAACTTCTTTTAGTGAAGCTCAACTAATAGTTAAAAGAACAAATGCTGAGGGTTTTGAAGAAGATATAAACAATCATCCATTAGTTGCACTTATGAGGCGACCAAATCCCTATATGAGTGGAGATATTGTTCAGCAATATATTATCAATGCTATGCATATATCCGGTGACGCTTATTTATTAAAGCAAAGAAATAATGCAGGACAAGTAGTTTCATTATATCCTTTAATGCCGGAAGAGATTACACCTCAAGGAACTAAAGAAGATTTAATAACATTTTATGAATATGAAACTAATAATAAAAAATATTTAATAAAGCCGGAAGAAATAATTCATATCAGATTAGGACTTGATCCAAACGACCACAAAAAAGGTTTAGCACCGCTCCGCTCAGTATTAAGAGAAATCTACGGCGACGAATCAGCGGGACAATTGGCTACAGCTCTTCTTGCTAACTCCGGTGTACCAAGTGTTTTAATATCCCCTAGAACTGAATATGCTCCGACTCCAGAAGAGGCAGAACAAATAGCAAGAACGTATCAACAAAAGACTGCAGGAAAAAATAAAGGTAAACCTCTTGTAGTTACAGGAGCAATGAAAGTAGAGAAAATGGCTTTTAGCCCAACTGAGTTAGATATAGGAACATTAAGACGTGTTCCAGAAGAGAGAATATCAGCTGTTCTTGGTGTGCCCGCAATTCTTGCAGGTTTAGGATCTGGACTTGCCCATGCTACTTATTCAAACGCAGAAACTTTGCGAGAGTTCTTCACAGAAAATAAATTAATTCCTTTATGGAAACAAGTAGGGGAAGAAATAACACAACAATTATTATTAAAAGATTATGAAGAAGAAAAAAGTATTACAGCAATTTACGACTTCTCAAACGTAAGAGCTTTACAACAAGATATGGACGAGCTGTTCAATAGGTTAAACATAGGAGTACAAGGTGGTTGGATTACTGTAGCTGAGGCAAGAGAACAAGTAGGACTTCCTACAAATGACAAACAAGATGTTTATTATTTAGATTCTAACAAGTTAGTAACACCGGCAGACTTAACCGCAGAACAACCAAAGCCGGAGCCAGTTAAGGAAGAGCCAAAAGAAGAAGAAATTGAAACTGAAGATGATGAAAAAACCTTAGCGATTTATGAAGACATAAGTATTGATTACAAAGTGGTAAGAGAAATAGACGGCGAGTTTTGTGTCATAGCAGAGGGATCTGGAAAAAATATGGGCTGTTATCCCACAAGAGAATTAGCTGAAGTAAGACTACGTCAAATATCAAGATATGCCGACGAGCCAAAGGCAATGGTAGGCAAAGATGAATTTACAACTATTGAAGAGGCAAGAGAACGAGCTGAAGAAATAGGCTGTAGTGGAACTCATACTCACGATGAAAACGGAAATACAATTTATATGCCTTGTTCTACTCACGAAGAATATGAATCACGTTTAGCTGATTATGATAGAGAGTAAAGCACCGAAACTAACAGCTAGAGTTGAAGCTGCACTTAGAAAAAAAGTTGAAGACCATAATGAGAAATACGGCGACGATCCAAAGAGAAGAGCTACTCTGGGAATGCTCGGTGCAGTATTTAGAAGAGGTGTAGGAGCTTACAGAACTAATCCAGCCTCAGTAAGACCGAATGTAAGAAGTGAAGACCAATGGGCTTATGCTCGTGTTAATGCGTTCTTATATGCTTTAAGAAATCTTCGCTTTAGATCTGGTAAATTTGATTTAGACTTACTCCCTAGAGCTCATCCAATGTCAAGTAAAAAATCAATAAAAGGTATTTATGATGATTTAGATTTTACTATTCCAAAAGGAGCTAAGGAAGAAGCCAAAAAAGGTTTAGAGTGGCGAAAAGAATTTGGAAGAGGTGGGACTTCTGTAGGTACTAACTCTGCAAGATATATATTAAATAACACAACAGCCGGAGCAGAAAAAGTAAGACACATAGCAAAGTATTTTCCGAGACATGAAGTTGATAAAAGAGCTGAGGGATATAGACAAGGTGAAGACGGATATCCAAGTAATGGCCGAATTGCTTGGGCATTGTGGGGCGGTGAGGCAGGTAAGTCTTGGAGTCAAAAATTAGTAAGGGCAATGAATAAGAGAGATGAAAAAGCTAGAACTGCTGTAGAACTAATTGAAAGAAAAAAAGAACTTAGAGAGAATGATTGGGATTATCGACTTAATAAATTTAGAAGTGAAGAAGTCAAAGACATTCTATTTAAAGAACACGACAGATTTGTAAGTAATTGGGAAACTGTAATGAAAGAAGTATATTTTGATTTATTCCAAACTCAAGATATGAAAATTTTTAAGATACTAAATAACAATTTATCAAATAGTGGAGTTGAGGCAATAGTAAACACAGCTATAGACGAAAACATGAAAAGTTGGAAAGCTGAACTATTTGATTATTATGTAGCACTTGCTAACGACTTTGCTTTTTATCAAGTTGATTTATTGCTACCAGATCTAACTAAAGAAATAAATACAGTAAGGATAGAACAAAAAAAGCACGACAAAGATGAAGTGTTGACACAAGGTTTTTTTCTTCGTCTTGTTAATCCAGATCAATTCCCTTTAACAAACTTAAGAAGTAATCCAGACGCTGCAGCTTACTTAAGTGATTTAATTGATAGTATGATTCCTAACATGGCGAGAACTTCTAAAAGTCGTTTTCAAAATTCATTCTTAAAAGCAATAGATGAGGCTGTAAGTTTAAATTATTCCGGAAGCCGTTTTCAAAACTTTGTAGCAGACAAAGTGCGTAAAGTATTAAGTCAAAAGAATCTTACAAGAGCTTTAACAATAGCTAGAACTGAAACTAACAAAGTAGCAAATTATGGCCGTTTAGTTGGTGCAAAGTCAACTGGTTTGCTCTACACTAAGGAATGGATTAGTCAAAGGGACGGCAAAGTTCGAGACGCTCATGTTATCTTA